GGAAGGATACGGCTTCTACTGGCTCACTTTGGAGATCATCGCCAAGCAAATGGAACCGGGTTCAGACAAGACTTTTGTCGAATATCCGATCGCAATTTGGCGGAAATTCTACGGGTTTTCGCCCAAAAAACTGCGAAAATTCGCCGAATTTTGCTCGGAATTTGAAATTTTTTCAGTGGAATTTTTTGAAAAGTCGATGTCGATTGATTGCCCTAACTTGCTTAAATACCGTGACGAATGGTCAAAGAAGGTGTCCAAAAAATCAGGAGTTACTCCGGAGCCACTCCGGAGCCTTCTTACAGATACAGATACAGATAGTAAGAAGAAGAGAGAGAGAGAGGGCGCGTGCGCGCGCGTTGATCCCCAAACCGACGACAGCCCCGAAAACGAAAGTTCTCCCTCAGAAAGCCAAGGGCCAAAGAAGACCCCATACCCGTCCAAAGGACGACCGTCCCACCGAGTCTTCAAGTCGTGTCTGGAGGTCTACACCTGCGGACCGGTGAACGAAGACGAAGCATGGTGTGCCTGGTGCGACATGGAAGACCGCGGCATGCTCGTCGAGGACATCCCCATCGTCCGTGACCGGATAATCGAACTCTCGCAAACCGACGACCAGTGGAAAGAAGGGTTCGCCCCCAGCTTTACCAAGTGCATCAAGACCAGGGCCTGGCGGAACAAGCCGTTCAAGCGCCCGGAGCATAACCAAACGAGGACAGGCGGCTACTCCCTGCGTGGGCAGGCCGTGCGCGAACACAACGACCGCGTTTTCAGAGAACTCATGGAGGAGTGACCGGTATGGATTGGGACAACGAACAGGAGCGGGCCCGCTTCCTAACAGCGTTCAGGGCATTGGCCGAACTGCACAACCGGGACGCCTCCAAGGCGCTGACCAGGCTCTACCACTCGACCATGGCGGAGCACGACATCGGATCCGTGCTCAAGGCTTTTCGGCAGGCGGCCACCAAACTCCGCTTTTTCCCAAAGCCCGTGGAGCTGCTGGAATTCATCGAGGGCAGCCAGGAAGACGCCAAGGTGGAAGCGGCCCTTGAGGCAGATGCCGTGCTTCTCGCGATCCGGCGGTATGGCGTTTACGCCAACGTCCGCTTCCTGGACCCGGTGACCAACGCCGTAGTCCGTCAGGGATTCGGCGGGTGGCTGAACGTGTGCCGTACCAGGGACGAGGACGTGAAATGGTTCATCCGCGATTTCGTCGAGCGCTACACGCAGTTCAAGGCGGCCGGAGTCGAGAGCACGAAGGAGATGCGAGGCATCGGAACCGGGGCTCGCATCGAACTCGTCGGCGATCAGAAGTACCTGGCTCTGGAAGGCAACCACGAAGGGCAGAAGGCCGTGGCGGGCATCGTCGATGCTCTGAACGACAAGAAGAAGTTGTCGGCCGCATAGCCTGTTGAGCAATGCTGAACCCGACCAATACGCGAAAAGGAGACGAGAAGTGAGCAAAATACGTGAAGAGGCAAAAGTTGTTCTAAGCCACCATTATGGAGTTCTGGACACCACCCAGGCCCGCCGCGTCCTGCTGCTGGAGAAGGCTTACCGGTACCAGCGGGCGGCCTGGGCGTTGATGAACATGGGGATTCAAATGCAGGGCGATATTAGGCGAACCAGGTTCGTGTCGAGGAGTTTGCTGTATTGCCTTAAGGCTGGAGAAATCCGCCGCCAAGCGGAGAAACTGTGATGTCCAGATACGGAATCTTCACGGCCCGCTGCGGCAAGCCCCGCAAGATGTCCAGACTCATCAAGGCGCTCGGGCTCGAGATCAAGGCGCACAACGCGCAGTTTGCCCATTCGATGATCTACCGCAAGACCAAAGGCCCGTACCTGGAAAACGGCCAGGTCTGCTTTGACTACGAGTATGAGCCCATGGAGCGCGACTAGATGCCCAAACCCTGCGACACGAAAGAATTTCGCGACAGGTTGCCGTGCCTGGCTCCCGGCGATGACCTGTGTTTCGGCCGGGTTTGCTGGGAGCGTAAGCGCGGCGACACCCCGAGAAAGATCCGCAACATGGCCGAGTGCCCGTGGATCGAGAAGGTCCGCGAGCATTGGCGAAGGAAGGGGTACGGCAAGTAGGCGCAAATAGCCTGTTTTGCCACCTACGTTTGCCTAGAAATGGTTTTCGCGACGAAAACGCATCGTCATAGCCAGGGAGTCTAGAAAATGCCTCAAAACGGAAATTTGGCAATCACGATCAAACTGCCATTCCCGCCCAGCACGAACCAGTATTACCGGTCCATCCGCATGGGCAAGGGCGTTCGCACGCTCATCAGCGAAAGGGGTCGGGCGTACCGCGACCAGGTCGTGGGCGAGTGCTGTGTGGTCCACCTGACCAACACGCTCCTGGGTGGGCGGCTGGCCGTGAAAGTCACGCTGTGCCCGCCTGACCGCCGCAAGCGCGACCTGGACAATTTCAACAAGGGCCTGCTCGACGCGCTGACGCACGCCGGACTTTGGGGAGACGACTCCCAGATTGACGACCTGCGCGTTGTGCGTGGGGCCGTGGTCAAGGGCGGCTATGCCCTGGTCGAGGTGCGGGAGCTCGAAGTGCTGAGGATGGCGGGGTAGATAACAACCGGGGCGTGGCGCAGTCAGGTAGCGCGCCTGCTTTGGGAGCAGGATGCCGGGGGTTCGAATCCCTCCGCCCCGACCAAGGAGAACCAGTGCAAGATATCACCATGCAGCGAATCCGGGCCAGGCTTGAGCGTGCCCGGCGGGAACATCCAGAGTTCACCCCGCACGGCGGCGGGCTTTTCGAGGCCCTGTCCATCATCTCCGAAGAGCACGGAGAGGTTGCTGCTGCGGCCAACGACGATGAGGGTGTGGCCCGGGTCAATGACGAACTGCTCGACCTGATAGCCACCGGGATTCGCGCCCTGCAGGAGGAATACAAGTGACCGACGCTGAAATCCAGGCGTGGCAGGAACGGCACACGTTCGAGTGTCCGCATATCCGGGCCAGGATTACGCCCGAGCAGTGTGAGGCGAACCGGGCCAGGGTGGGCGGTTGGAGCACCACCGGGAACCAGCCCCACAAGATCAACCAGTGCGAGCGGTGCACCGAGTACGGCGCGCTCATCAAGACGGTGGCTGAACGGCTGCCAAAGGAGGCCAAGACTGTGGCGAAACGTGGAAACTGCGAATGTTGTGGCTGGGGCCCGTACTCCCTGACTGGCGGACTATGTGGGGAGTGCTCCAAGTACAGGCGGGCCGGTGAGCTCATCCGCGAGGGAGACGGGTGGGCGTGGCTGATCCCGGAACCGGAATACGTGCTGGCCGACGAGCCCAAGGCCGAGGAGTACCATGCCCCGGCCGAACCGAAGAAAGTTACCTGTGTCGGGTGTGGGCGGGACGACAAGAAGATTGCCTCTCATGGCCTGTGTGCGTCGTGCTACAAGTACGCGAACGATGGGCGGCTACGCGAGAACGGGGACGGGACGTACACCTGGACGGTGATACCTCCGGGGTACGTCATGGGGCACATCCCCTGGGAGCCGGGTACGCCGACCTACCGGGAGATTGACGAGGCGCGGCACGGCATCCCACAGGACGAACCGGAGGCACCCAAGGCGTGCGACAAGTGCGCGTGCTCCGGGGCGTCCGGCAACGACGTCTCCGCAATCAACGTTGGCGGCCTGACCCTGACCCGGCATGTCCCGCACCGCACCACATCCACCAACCAGCCGTTCGCAGCGGTGCGCAAGAACGCCAAGGGCGTGGACCTGGCCCTGAACGCCGTGACCGTCCTCCAGTTCGGCATGGCCAATGCCAAGTACGTGGACGTCTACTCAGACGCCGAGGCCCAGGTGCTGGCCCTAGTGCCGCTCGACGAGCCCACGGACGGAAACAGCGTCAAGCTCCGCGTCCAGGATGGGAACACCCGAGTCATCTCCGCGACCGGCATCCTCCGCGACCTGGGCGTGACCGAGACGGGGCGGTACAAGGTGAGCGGCGACGGCGAGTCTTCACCTGGCATCGTCCTGGTGGACTTCAAGGAGCGGGCGGCGTGATGGTCGTGGCTCCAAAGCACCTGAGCAGCTTGCAGGCCATCTGCGACGAGTTCAAGGCGGGGCGCGACACGGTCAAGCGGTGGTGGGCGGATGGCGCGCCCATCGCCGTTGACTACGACGGCAAGGGCAACCCCTGCCGGTTCTCGGCTGAGTACAACGAATTGCAGGCCTGGCGGGTCAATCAGAGTCGCAACAAAGACGCGGCCTAAAAACCCTGTCAACCCCCCTCGTGGCGCGTCTATGCGCGTCTGTGCGCGTCTGGGAGCGCTCGTCGAATTTACCCTATGCTACGGTGTCTCCCAAACAAACGGGGCAGGCACCATGGCAATCCTCTCCACCATACGCTCAGACATGCAGCACCGGTTCAACCCGCTGCATGTCTATTGCCGACTGCGATGCGTCGGGTGCTCCTCGCGAGTGGCCCGGCGCATTTCGCTGGTGTGGGAGCGGGCCACGGCCTGGGCCCTGTACGAGAGAGTGTAGACGATGCACACCAATCGGGCAGGCATGGACATCATCCGCGAATCCGAATCGCTGCGGCTGCGGGCCTACTACTGCCCGGCTGGCGTCCTGACCATCGGATTTGGCCATACCGGCGACGACGTGCACGAGGGGCAGGAGATCACCGAGACGCAGGCTCTCATGCTCCTGACCGAGGACGTGGAGTGGGCCGAAGAGGCCGTTGAGGCGTTGGCCCCTGACTGGCTGAACGAAAATCAGTTTTCCGCGCTCGTCTCGTTCGTTTTCAACGTCGGCTTCGGCGCGTTCGAATCGTCCACCTTGCTGCGCAAGTTGCGGGCTGGTGACGTCCAGGGCGCTGCCGACGAGTTCCCGCGTTGGAATCGGTCCAAGGGGCGCGTGTTGCGGGGGCTGACCACCCGGCGGGCAAAGGAGCGGGATCTGTTCCTGGCCCCGGTGCGCGAAGAATTTCACGGCGACGGATACGGCCGCTGAGGCGGCAAAACTAAGCGAGGCACATCATGGGCAAGTACGTTGACGAAAAGGCGATTGAAAACGCGGCGGAAGGGTTCTGGGCCCGGCACAAGTGGTGCGTGATCGGCGGCGCGGCCCTGCTGGCCGTCGGCCTGATCATCGGCCTGGTGCTGTAGGCGGAGAGAGAACGTGAAGGCGGTGACGCGCAAGGTGTTCCGGTGGATTGCCGGGGCGTTTGAAGAGCCCAACGGCGGCCCTTCGGCCATGCGCATTGCCGCCTTCCTGGTTGCCGGGAATGTCATGCTCGTTTGGACGTGGCTCTCCATCTCCGGCGACAAATGGCAACCCATGGGCTGGGACATGATCGTCATGGTCCTGTCCGTCCTGGGTATTAAGGCCGCGCAAAGGGCCGTCGAGAACCGAGATAAAGGGGGGAAGAAATGATCCTCTCATCGGTTTTAGGAGTATCCAAGTGGGCCAAATTTGCGGCCATTGGCGGCTTGATCCTCGCTGTGGCCGCCGTCATCGGTTGGCTTGCCATGTCCCGTGCCAACCTCCGCGCAGACCTCGCCCAAGCGCGCACCAGCCTTGCCGCCGTCCAGACGGCCTATGAAACCAACAAGGTGGCCCTGGCCGAACTCAAACGAATTTCCGCGACAAAGGACGAGGCCCTGGCCGAACGGGACCAGGCCATCAAGGCAATCGAGGTCGAGCGGGACGCCGCTCGGCGCAAATGGCGGGAGGCCCTGAGTAATGAACCTGAAACTCGCGATTGGGCTGATACTCCTCTGCCCACTGCTGTGCGCGGGCTGCTCCAGTAGGCGACCGGAAGTGGTCACGGTGTCGAAGGTCGTCCGCATCGCCCCACCGGCTCACCTGATGGAGCCGACACCGGAGCCGGATTGCAGCCAGGCGACGACAAATGGCGATTTGGTCCAGTGCTGCCAGGACAGGCTCGAAGCCCTGCGCCGGGCCAATGCGGACAAGGCCGCCATCAAGGCGAGTGTCGGGGGCGGCGATGCCGAATGAGTCCGCCGAAGTTCGTCTTGCCCGCATTGAGGAAATGCTCAAGGCCCATTTTTCGCGCGACGACGAGCGGGCCAAGCGGTGGGAGGACCACGAGTCTCGTCTCAAGGAACTGGAAGGAGAGTCGCAACAGCGCAAAGGCGGTTGGCTGGCTGTAACCACCATGTGCACGGCGGCCGGGGCGATAGGGGCAATGGTCATGAAAATTTTTCCGTGGGCCACCAAGTAAGGAGCGAGGCCATGGCCGGGGGTATCACCTACACGCACAAAATCGCCACAGAGATTTGCCGGAAGCTCGCTGAAGGCGCGTCGCTGCGGAAGATTTGCCGTCCCAAGAGCATGCCCAGCAGGGGGAGCGTTTTCGAGTGGGCGTGCGGCGCCACCGATGCCGCGCGGGAAGACGGATTCCCGGACATGTACCGCCGTGCGCGTGAGTGTCAGGCGGATGGGTTCTTCGATGAGGTCGTGGATATCGCCGACAATACAAAGGACCCACAAAAGGCGCGGGTCCAGATCGACGCACGAAAATGGGCAGCCGGGAAGATGCGGCCCAAGGTGTACGGTGACAAGATCAACCATGAGCACAGCGGCGGGATCACGTTGACCCACGAACAGGCCCTGGAGGCATTGGATGACTGACCGTGAACTGGCCATACGCAAGCGCCTGCGGGACGACTTCCGGCACTTCGCCGCGAAGTGTCTCAAGATTCGCGCCAAGAAGGCCGTTGTCAGTGAGGGCAAGCCGCAGAAGATCATCCCGTTCAAGCTCAACCTTGCACAGGAATTTATCAACGCCCGCCTGGAAGAGCAGTGGAAGCTGCAGGGCAAGGTGCGCGCGCTCATCCTCAAAGGGCGGCAACAGGGGTGCTCGACCTATGTCGGCGGCCGGTTCTACCACAAGACCACCCACCGCAAAGGCGTGAACACTTTCATCCTCACCCACAGGGACGACGCCACGAACAACCTGTTCAAGATGGTCAAGCGGTTCCACAAGAACAACAACCCCCTGGTCACGCCGTCCACGTCCTATTCCAACCGCAAGGAACTGGTCTTCGACAAACTGGACTCCTCCTATTCGCTGGGAACGGCGGGCGGAGACGGCGAAGTGGGCCGCTCGGACACCATAGACTTTTTCCACGGTTCCGAGGTCGCCTTCTGGAAAAACCCGCAGAAGATTCAGACCGGCGTGTTCCAGGCGGCCAACGAGGCCGAGGAGATCATCCTGGAATCCACCGCCAACGGGTTTGACCCGATGTTCCACCCCATGTGGCAGGCTGCCGAGGCCGGAATAGGCGAGTACATCGCTATCTTCGTGCCCTGGTTCTGGCAGGATGAGTACACCGTGGACCTTCCGGACGGGTGGGAACCCACCGCCGAGGAATCAGAACTTTTCGCCTTGTACGAGCGCGAGGGTATGACCTGGCGGCACCTGGCCTGGAGACGCAGCAAGATCGCGTCCGATTTCGCGGGCGACGATGTGCTCTTCAAGCAGGAGTACCCGTGTTGCGCGGCCGAAGCGTTCCAGGTCACCGGACACGATTCGTTCATCAAGCCGGAATCCGTCATCACCGCCCGCAAGCGCCGGGATGTGGAACAGTCCGGGGCGCGCATAGTGGGCGTGGACCCGGCCAGAGGCGGCGACCGCACGTCTTTCTACAACCGGCAGGGCCGCGTGGCCTGGGCCGGGCGCGTGTTCCAGACGCCGGATACCAAGGCCATCATAGGCGAGATCGTCAGGCTGTTCACCGAAGAGACCGAGAACCCGGTGGACTGGATGTTCATCGACATCGGCGGGCTGGGCGGCCCCATTTACGACCAGGTCAAGGACATGCCGTTCGGCAGGTGGATCGTGCCCGTCAACTTCGGTTCCAAGGAAGTGTTTCGGCCCGACCGGTACGTGAACAAGCGCGCCGAGATGTGGGGCGAAATGCGCGACTGGACCGAGAACGACGCCGAACCGGTCTGCATCGAGGACAGCGACAGCCTGCAATCCGACATGTGCGCACCCGGCTACACCTACGACAACCAGCAAAGAATTTTGCTCGAGAGCAAGGAGCAGATGGCGAAACGCGGCCAGCGGTCGCCTGACGAGGGCGATGCCCTGGCTCTGACTTTCGCGCAGCCGGTCATGGACCGCCACGACCGGTCCGGTATCGGCATACACAACATGGGCATCACCAAAGTCCGGAGACTGGCATGAAGATCAAGATCAGCGACGACGAAATCCTGGAACTCATCCAGCCCGACATTGACCAGGCCGAGGATTGGGCGCGCCAACTCTCCGAGGAGCGCAAACGGTGTTCCGACCTGTACAACAGGGAGAAGCTCGGCAACGAGCAGGACGGCTTTTCGCAGCACGTCGCGGCCGTGGTGTTCGACACCATCAACTGGCTGCTCCCCGGTCTGGACGCCATCTTCACGCATCCCGACTTTTTTACGGTCCTCATGGAGAACAACGACCGGGCGGAGAAGAACAAGAAGCTCCTGCGCAACCAGCTTTTCAGCCAGCAGGACGGAGCCACCCAGCTTTTGACCTACATGGAGGTGGCCCTGCGCTACCACAACGGGGTCATCAAGGTTTGGTTCGACGAGCAGTACGACACGATGTCGGAAGAATTCGACGAGCTCAATCAGGTGCAGTTCGCCACGCTCCAGCAGAACGGCTACCAGGCGGCCAAGTTCGACCAGGTAGAGACCATGCAGGAAGACGGCACCGTGATCGTCACCTACCAGAACGTGAAAATGGTCAAGCGCGAGGAAATTTTCAGGGGGCCAAGGGTGGAAGCCCTGCCGCCGTGGGAGTTCCTTATCTCCCCAGGCGCCAAGTCCATCGACGACGCCCGCGTGGTCATCCACCGGACGCGCAAGACCATCGACGAGATAACCCGCAAGGAGCGGTCCGGGGTCTATCGCAAGGGCTCCGCCTCGGCGGCAGCCGAGGAAAAGCATGACGACCTGGACGTGCCCGAACTCCGCGAGGAGTGGGAGGCCATCTACACGACCGACGACCTGGACGTGGCCGACATAGAAGGTAACTCCTTCGACACGGACAATGAGCGTCTCGGACCGGGCATGACCGTGTTCGTGGACGAAATCCACACCCGGCTCGACATCGACGGCGACGGACTGCTCGAGAACGTGATCATCCGCAAGACCGGGACGGTCATTCTGAGCGTCGAGGAGAGTCCGTACCGCCGTCCGCCGTTCCGGGCCGGTAAGTTGTTCAACGTCCCGTTCCGCTTCGAGGGCGCGCCCCTGCCTTTGCACCTGGAAAGCGACCAGCGCGAGATGACCAACCTGCGGCGCATCTTCACCGACGCCAGTGCCGAGGCCGCCTACGGGACCATGGTCACCAGCGATGCGACGTTCGCCAACCAGTGGGCCAAGCGGACCATCGGCGACACACTGCTACACCCTTCGTTGCAGGCCGGGGCTTACGACAACGTCAAGCCGGACGCGCCCGGAAAGACTATCCTGGACGCCATCGAGATGAAGCGCACGGACTACGAGCGCACCAGCGGCGTCAACTCGCTGAATCAGGGGTTGACCGCCGATTCCATGGGCAAGACCGCGACCGGGACCATGGCCCTGCAGAACGCCGGGCAGCAGCGGCAGAAGTTTTACGCCAAGCTCCTTGGCGGTCCGCTCAAGAAGGTCCTCAAGGACATGATGTGGATCAATCAGACGTGGCCGCCCAAGGAGGCGTTCACGCTCATCGGCAAGGACGCCATCCAGATCACCCCGGAGGACCTGCAGGGCCGCCACGACATCGAGATCGAGGTCGGCGTGGGCCCGCAGGACCGCATGCAGCAGGCTCAGGTCCTGGAACAGCATTTTCAGAAGTTGGCCAAGGCGCTGATCCCCGCCGGGGTGGCCGGTCCCGAACATCTCATCCGCACCGAGCGCAAGATCGGCAAGCTGATGGGCGTGTCCGTGGACGACCTCCAGTTCTCGGACGAGGAGTTCAACACGTTGCAGAGAATGCAGCAGACCATCCAGCAGTTGCAGGGGCAACTGCAGCAACTCACCGGAGGCATGAATGCCCAAAGACCAGGACAAGGACCAGGCGCGCAGGGAATCCCTGGAGGCGCAATTCCAGCAAGGGGAGCAGGCCCGCAAGCTCAAGGGCAACCGGTACTTCAACAAGGTCATCAAGGACTACCGGGAGGCCCTGGAGCGGAACATCCTGCACCTGTCCCCGATGGAGCGGGACAAATTTAGCGCCTGCCGGTCGCAGCTCATGGTCCTGGAGGCCATCGAGAACAAAATCGACGGCGACATCTCGCAAGGGACCAAGGCCCAGGCGGAACTTTCCGGCGAAGTGAAGAAGGTACGGCGGGTATCCTGATCCGCCGCAACGAATAACCAAGGAGAACGACCATGGAAGATCAGTGGACCGTTGACGCGGTCGAGGCTGACGAAGCCGAAGAGCGCGACGAGCTCGAGGAGTCCGAACTGGACGAGCCTTTTGACGGCGACCCCATGCAGATCGGCGAAGCGTTCGGAGATGACGACGAAGACGGCGGGGAAGACGACGGCCAGGCCGAACAGGCAGCCGCGCCCCAGGCCGAGCAGACCCAACCCGAACAGCAGCAGCCGGGAGGCGAACGGCAGGAGCGGCAGTTGCCCGCATACTGGGACGAAGAGGCGAAAAAGCGTTTCGCCGAGCTTCCCCCGGAAGTGCAGGACGCGGCCCTTGCCTGGGAGAAGAACCGGGAGGCGTTTGTATCGCGCAAGTCCCAGGAGCTTTCCCGCGCCACGGAAAAGGCCGCAGGCGGCGCGCAGATCATGCAGATGATGGAGCGCGACCCCGCGTTCCGCGCGCACGTCCTGGGATTCGGCAACCAGCAGCAACAGGAACAACAGCAACAGGGAACCGAACAGCCGCCCGAAGACCCGCTCGAGTTCATCGAGTGGAAGGCGAAGCAGGCGGCCTTGCAGGAACTGGCACCGCGCATGGAGCAGATGCAGAAGCAGTTTACTGCCTCGCAGCAGCAGCAACGCAGGGATACGGCAAAAGCGTTTGTCCAGCGGGACGAGCACTATCCGACCGTGCACCAGGCCATCGCGCAGGAAGTCAAGGACGTGGCCGAGCGGTTCGGCGAGGACGAGGCGAGACGCCTCTACGCCCGTCTGGACGCCGACCCGGACTTCTACATGCGCCGGTACAACGCGCTCCGCGAAGGCGTTGTCAAGGCCGCCCAGAAGCCGGACGTGCCCGGTGCCATGACCGCGACCGAAGTCGCCGGGGCCATGCCCAAGGGCCGCACCGTGACCGAGCGCGCACCCGTCCTGGAAGGGGCCGGTGGCAGCGCACAGGCCAACGAGTCAACCGCCCGGCGCAGGGAAGCCCGCAAGCGGGTCAAGGCCTACAAGGGCTCTCTGACCGATATCGGCGAGCTGTTCGGAGATCCCGATTAAGGAGAAAACACCATGGCTGATGTCGTCACCAAGACCGTAACCACCAACTATGACAAGTCCATCCCCGAAGAGGTGGACTCTCTGATCACCAACGTGGCCCCGACCGACACTCCGTTCCTGACCTCCATCGGTCAGGGCGCGAAGGTCAAGACCCTACATCCCGAGTGGCTGGAAGACACCCTCGGCGACGCCGGTGAAAACGCCCACGTCGAAGGCGCTGACTCCACGGCCGCAGCGATCACCCCGCCCGCCCTGCTGGACAACCGCGTCCAGCGTCTGGAAAAGGCGTTCTTGATCTCCGAGGACCTGGAGAAGACCGACAAGCACGGCCGCAAGTCCGAGATCAAGTACCAGTCCGGCCTCAAGACCAAGGAGATGGCCCGCGACCTGGAGTGGAACCTGATCAACCAGACCAAGCAGGCCGGGACCACCACCCTGGCCGCCAAGATGGACGGCGTGCTCAACTTCGCCGGGACCGGGAACACCTACGACTTCGACGCCACCCCGGCCGACACCAACCACATCACCGAGGACATTCTGAACGACGTCCTTCAGGCGATGTGGGAGCAGGGGGCCGATCCGGATTGCGTCCTGGCCCCGCCTGCCCAGAAGCGGAAGATTTCCGCCTTCACCCAGGGCGGACGCCTGACCATCAATTCCAGCGCGTCGGAAAAGTCCCTGAAGATGACCGTGCGCATCCTGGAAACCGACTTCGGCATCGTGACCGTTCTGCCGGAACGGTTCATCGCCCCGAGCGTGGACGCCACGCCGGACCCGGACGTCTACTACGACAAGCTCGTGGTCTACGAGAAGGGCCGCCTGGCCTGCGCCACCTTCCGCCCGCTCAAGCGCGAGAAGCTGGCCAAGACCGGTGACGCCGAAAAGTACCGGCTGACCATGTCCAAGATGCTCAAGGTGCGCTCCAAGAAGTGCGTCGGCACCATCACCAACCTGACCCGCGTGCAGCCCAGCTAGGCAACGCAGTGAACAATGAAGCGCGGGGGCCTTCTACGGCTCCCGCGCAAGAAGGGGAAACACCATGGAAAACTTGACCGGTATTGATCAGAGACAGGGTGAGGTCCACGTCACTGACGCCTTGACCACGGCCGGGGACGCGACCGTTGCGGGCAACCTCTCCGTCGCCGGGAACTCCAGCGTCGCCGGGAACTCCAGCGTCACCGGGGCTCTCTCCGTCACCGGCGCGGCGTCCCTGGACGACGCGGCCGTTGGCGGTCTGCTCGCGCTCTCTCCGCACGAGGTGACCGCGTCCGGGGCCGTGACCGGGCAGTCCTTCATCCAGATCAACAACGACTCGGCCGCCGTGGCCGTCACCCTCGGGTCCGTTTCGGCCGGGATGCTGCTCGTCTTCACCCAGACCGACACCGGAATCGCCGGGCACACCGTGACCACGCCGAGCGGCGTGACCTTCGACGGGACCAACAACACCGCCACGCTGGACGCCAAGGGCGAAACGCTGGCCGTGTTCTTCGTAACCGCGACCGATGGCGTCATCCTGCAAAACATCGGGGCCGTCGCCCTTTCGACCGTCTAGAACAGGGATGGGGGCTGCCGCCCCCTCCATGGAGAACAGTAATGCCGGAATTCAAGAATCTGATCA